TGAATTAGAGTATATTGCTAAAGACGCACACAAAGCGGCAGAGGCAATGAAAAGTCATAACACAAACGCAGAAAATAAATATCGTGACCAAGCAAACGATTCTGCAACTGTTCGTTATTGGAGAAAAAAGAATGGCATGCCTGATTGGTATAAAAAGAAATACGGACATATCAAAGAAAATCGCAATCGCTATAAAGAGTTGTTTGGTGAAGAAGAAGAGCGTTGTGCATTCATTTCTAGAAAACAAATTGAAGACCTAGAAAAATTTGCAGATAAATTACTTGATAAATTTGATATTGATATTGAATTTACAAAACATTTTAGTGAGCGCATGACAGATTCTCGCAATGTGCCATGTATTAAAGTTAATGAATTGCAACAATTATTTAAAAAGATTGCTAGAGAACAAGGTAATAAAGTTAAGCGATTAAAAGGTAACGAAGGCGTATTAAAAGATTTACAGTATAATTTGAATTTACCTATTGTTGTAAACTATAAGAATGATGAGTTTGAAGTTGTAATGAAAACAATCATGCGTAAAGCAGATTTTAAAACATCTAATCAAACCGTAACTTATGAGTCCAAAGAATGACTGAAATTTCAAAACAATTAGACGAAGGCGTTTACGACAAAGGAATTTTCAAGGCAGTATTTTTTGCTGGTGGTCCTGGTTCGGGTAAAGACTTTGTTCTTCACAAAACTGTTGATGGGTTAGGTTTTCAAGAAATCAATTCAGACACAGCACTAGAATTTTTGATGGACAAAAATAATCTAGATAAGAAGATGCCTGATAGTGAAAAAGCAGAGCGTGAAGTTGTTCGTGGTAAAGCAAAAAACATTACAAAGATGCGTGAGACACTTGCACTACAAGGTCGCAAAGGAATCATCGTTAACGGAACTGGTGATGACCCCGCAAAAATTAAAAAAATTAAAGAGCGTTTAGAAGAATTAGGTTATGACACTTCTATGATTATGGTGAATACCCGTGATGAAGTTTCAAAACAAAGAAATATTGAGCGTGGTGAGCGTGGCGGTAGAAGTGTTCCAGAAGACATTCGCAAAGAGAAATGGGATTCGGCACAAGCAGCCAAATCGGAGTTTGAAAAAATCTTTGGTGACAATTATGTTGAGTATGATAATTCAGACGATTTGCGTAAAGCACCACCAGAATTAGTTAAATCAAAAGAAGATGAATTATTGGGTATCTTTAAAGGTATGCAAAAGTTTATTACTGCAAAACCAGGAACGACAAAAGCATCTGATTGGATTGCAAAAGAATTAGAAAAGAAAGATGCTTCTAAAGCAGAACCAACAGAACCAGAATCAAAAGAAGGTGGTGAAGAACCATCTAAAGACGCAAAGGCTTCGCCAGAACCTAAAGATTCAGAGGCTGCGAGAGAGGCAAAGAAACTTGGACTCATCTATCAAGGATTTGGTCGATATGGTGTTCAAGGAAAAACAACGCACCGTGTGGTAGGTGGACAATTAAAACAATTACAAACCCAACAAGAGGAACTACAAATGTCAGATAATCAAATTAACGAAAGACCAATGACAGACGATGAAATGAAAAAGCGTGAAGAGATTGTCAAGTCTATGAAAAAAGATGGCGGTGAAGAGGGCTTCAAAAAGCGTTACGGTGACCGTTGGAAAGAAGTAATGTATGCCACAGCAAATAAACAGGCGATGAAAGAAGAACCAAAGATGAAAGGTGATGACCCTTGTTGGGATGGATATGAAATGATTGGTAAGAAAATGAAAGGTGGCAAATTAGTTCCTAATTGTGTTCCTAAGAACGAAGAATTATCAGATAAACAAAAAAAGATTGATGCTAATAAAAATGGTAAAATTGACGGACAAGATTTAGTAAAATTGAGAATGAGAAAAGAAGAAAACGAATATGATGATTCCGGCATGGCATATGATGAAATGGAATCAATTAAAGCAAAGGCAGAAGAGTTGTGTTCACAGTTAAACAAAATGAAGGGACAGCAGTTGCCTTCTTGGTTAGCAAGCAAAATCACAAGAGCAGAAGAAAGCATTAGCACAATTTATGATTACATGATGTTTGGTATGGAAGATGACGAAGATAATCAAGATGACTATCAAGGAGAAGAGTAATGTCCGATTTCAAAAAGTTAATGGAGCAAACCTCAAGAGCATCCTTGAGTGAAGGAGTTCCTGGTTATTTTGAATTGAAAGATAAGATTGCTAAATTAGAAAAATCAGGCATTCGTATTAGCGATGTTAAACATTCATCATCACAAGCATCATATGTAACTGTTGATGGTGAAGGTTATAAAAGAAAATATATTTTTACTTCCTCCGGAACTAAAGTTGAAAACATGGGGCAAGTAAAAGTTAAAGACGATGATGAAGATGAACCTAAAGCAAAATCAGGTCGTGGTCGCCCAAAGAAAGTCAAAGAAGATTTTAACATTGATGAAGAATTAGATGGCGATAACATTAGTGAAGAAAACGAAGAATTATCTGATGATTCTGAATTAGCACAATTAGTAAAAGATGCTGGCGTTGATATTAATGATGTTCTATCAATCAGCGATGAAGACTTCAATGCAGAGATTGAAGCGATTGATGATTTCGAAGATATCGAAGACCTCTACGATGATGATGAATTTGAGCAAGAAGAAGAGGGTGATATTAGCGAAGTGTTAAGCACACAAGCAAGAATGAGAAAAGCACAGCAGGCTAGACGCAATAAGTCTAAACTTCAGTCACGCAGAAAGTTACAGTTAAAGCGCACATCAACACCACAGCGTTTGGATATGAAAGCAAGACGCCAAGCGATTCGTATGTTGCATAAGAAAATTTTGAAGAACAGAGACTATTCAAAATTGCCAGCAGGCGAAAAAGTTCGTGTCGATAAAATTGTTCAAAGACTAAGACCCGTTATTAATCGTATGGTTCCTAAATTGAGACCAAAAATTAAGAGTGCTGAACAACAAAGAATTCGTAACGCAAATAAACCAAAGAAATGAAAAAGTTTAAAGACCACTTATACGAAGAAGCAATTCTAAATGCCGTTGCTTGGCATATGGAAAATGCGCCTCTACACGAAAGTGTTTTTAGAGTAGGGTCAGAAAACTATTTCAAATTGTGGCGCACCGCCAGAGCATTATATAATGAGGGCGCAATCGCTTATAGTGAAAAATGCACGGATACATATTTGTTAGAAGAAACAGATATCGGTGAGATTGCAGAATATGAAGGTCAACATGTTCCTCTTGATTGCCCTATGATTGAGGAAGAAGATAAAAAAGATGTTGAGTTAAACAAACCACAGCGTGGCGGTCCTAAAAAGTTTTTTGTTTATGTTAAAGACCCATCGACAGGTAATGTGAAAAAAGTTACATTTGGTGACACTACAGGATTGAGTGTTAAACTTAATGACCCCGAAGCAAGAAAAAGTTTTGCGGCGAGACACCAATGTTCAACACAAAAAGATAGAACAAGTGCCGCTTATTGGTCATGTAATTTACCTCGCTATGCTAAATCATTAGGACTATCAGGTGGCGGAAACTTCTATTGGTAAACCGTATCAAGAATTGATTGGTGATGGTTATAAGATAAGAAATTTTTTTGATAATGTAGATGATGCTGAACTAGTGTGGCATCGTGACAGAGAAAAAAGAATTGTCGAAGTCATTGTGTGTGACAATTGGCAATTGCAGATGGATAATGAACTTCCTTTTGTAATGCAAGAGGGTTGTGAATACGAAATACCTGCGATGGTTTATCATAGAATCATCAAAGGTAAAGGCATATTAAAATTAAAAATAAAGGAAGATAAATGTCATTCGAATTCGATTTTACAGAAGAAAAACTAGCAAAGATTATTCCTAATGCCGCTTATGGCGTTAATGTTTGGTTCAACGAATTAACTGAGTTACTACCTGTTTTTGAAATCACTACAGTTGGTCGTGTCGCCGCTTTCATTGCACAGACAGCACATGAATCTGGTGGGTATAGAGCATTAGCAGAAAATCTAAACTATTCAGCAGATGGTTTAAATAAAATTTTTCCCAAGTATTTTGTGAATGCTGGTCGTGATGCAAACCAATACGCAAGACAACCCGAAAAGATTGCCAATGTAGTTTATGCAAATCGCATGGGCAACGGAACTACCGAATCTGGTGATGGTTGGAGATACTGTGGTCGTGGTTTGTTACAATTGACAGGTAAGCAAAACTATTCTAACTTTGCTACATACGCTGGTGTTGCTGTTGAAGAAGCACCAGGTTATATTGAGACACCAAGAGGCGCTGTTCATTCAGCATGCTGGTTCTGGTATTCAAATGATTTAAATACTTTCGCTGATGCAGGAGATTTTGTTGGAATGACAAAACGAATCAATGGCGGAACAATCGGCCTTGATGACCGCATCAAGCATTACAACGAAGCCGTTCACATTTTTGGAGCATAAAATGAATCTTAAAAAATTTCTAGTTGGAATCAATATCGTCATTTGGTCTTTGGTTGGTTATCAAGTTGCGTATGCAGAAACAAAACCTGCACCCAAAGTAGATTGCACACAAAAGAAAAATGAAGGCAAGATTGAGTGCAAAGCACCACCAAAGTCTAGTGCTAAACCTGAAATTAAAAAACCTGAAAAGGTTCAAAGAAAAGCACCTGCTGATGTAAAGAAAAAAGCAGACGCAAATAACAAATAAGGAAACATAATGTCACAATTGCAGAGCATTCTAGAAGAGTTGCAAAATAAACAGAAAATTGAACAAGGTAGATTGCCTAAGATTTTTTGTGACATGGACCAAGTTCTTGTCAATTTCATGTTGGGCGCTCAAGAAGTGTTGGGTGTTGCTTTCAATGAATATCCAGGAGAAAAGGAAGAGAAGTGGCAGAAACTAAAACAAGTAAATGGATTTTGGGCGAATCTTCCAATCATGCCTGATGGTATGTTATTATGGAAATATATTCGTGATTTTGAACCTGCTATTCTTTCAACACCATCACGCAGAATGCCTACATGTAAAGTAGAAAAGATTTTATGGTTAAGAACACATTTGCGTTTTGTTGGTGAAACTCATATTGTAAGAAGACAAGATAAAAAGAAATACGCTGTTGCTGATGATGGATATCCTAACTTGCTAATCGATGATTACAAGAAGAACATTCTAGAGTGGGAAACAGCAGGTGGGATTGGTATTCTTCATAAAGATACATTATCAACAATTAGAAAATTAAAGAATTTGGGATACACTAAATAATAGACAGACCTAGAAATGGTGATGTTAGATAATAATAACATCACATCTAGTTAATTCAAATAGGAGAAAAAAATGGCCGACCAAAAAATATCACAATTAGTTGCCGCTACGGCAGCCGCAGCCGCTGACTTACTAAGCATTGTTCAAGGCGGAACAAATAAAAAATTAACATTCGCAAACTTGTTTAACAATATCGATGGTGATGTTGCGTTAACTGGTGTGTTATCTCTAAAAGGAACACCACAAACATTGACAGCGAGTGGCGCAGTTAGTTTGACTACAGCAATTACTCTTTTCACTCCCGCAGCTTCACTTGCCGCAACATTAGCAGATGCGACAAAAGAGGGTCAAATTAAAGTTCTTGTTCAAACTAATGCAACAGCAAACACCGTGGTGACACCAACAACACCATCTGGTTTTGCCACACTAACATTCAATGCGGCTGGTGATACAGCAACATTGATTTGGACAAACAGTAAGTGGAATATTCTATCTGTAAATAGCGTAGCAATTGCATAATTTAAGTAAATGGAATTTGAGTTGAACGAAAGAAACTTTCTTCTTTACGCAATGCATAATTATGAAAATCCGCAATGTGTAAATATAGAAGAGTTTCACGAAGATATACAGAGATTAAAATATTTAAAAAGACTATTCAAGCGATTTGAAGAGAAAAGCGAAATTAAAGAGCGTTTAATTTTGAATCATTTGGTAGTCTTAGGTAATGTTTACAAACCTGAAATCTTGAGAAAGATTCTATTCTTTAAGATAGATAAAGAGCATTGGCCAATGTTAAAAACATTTCTTTGCTTTTTGAATCTTATGAGTGTAGAAGATAATGAAAATATTCCTTTACATGTAGAAACAATTAAAACTTTAAGAAGCATCTAATATGGGTAGACTGTTTGACCAACTGTTAACATTCAGAATTCTCAAACTTCTCACAACGAAGTTTGAGGATACTCCTGCATTCAAAGCAGGTCTGATAGATGCGACAGGTAAACCACTTAAAGATATTAATACATTAACTAGTGCTGAACAGATTATCTATACCGCATTAGACAGATTAGTTTTTAGATTAAAAAGATTATTAACTAAATATTATCCTCAGTCGAAACAAAGATTATCATCTTTTGCAACAGCATTATATTTAATTAAAGAACATTCGGATTATGCTGATTTTCTTGATGATGAATTTTTAGAAGATGAGATTGAAGAATTGATGATAGATGACGATATTCTTATTGAAGAGATGTTAGATGTTGGTCTATACATAAACAATTTAGGATTTTTATCTCCATCTAATTTTTTAGTTGAGAATGGTGTTCCTGCAAATGCAGTTGGTTCTGGTGGTGTTGATTTAGAACCAAAAGCAAGTGCTGGACTGCTGAGAAGAAAAGTAAAAGTATTTAATGTTTCGAGCAACTTGTATTCTAAATTTATTGCAGGTAAAAAGAAATATACTCGCTGGTCAAATTATATTGATATGACAAATGAAAGCGAAAAAGAACTCTATGATTATGCTACAAAGAACCATCGTGCCGTTATCATTTTACAGAATTCAGATAACGGACTAAAAAAAGCAATCAGATTCAATCGCTACGGTGGTGGGTCTTGGCATAAAATAGGAAGAGATTAAATGTCAATAGAGACTGAAGTTGAACTATTAAAGAAGGATATTGCTCAAGTAAATAACATCATGGGCAAGTTAGACACCGCCATTGAGAAAATGAGCGATGTTGCTTTAGGTGTAAGACAAATGCTTGCTGTTCATGAAGCAAGATTGGCACAAGGTGATGCAATTCATAAAGAACTTTTTGATGCCATTGAAGACCGAAGAAAAGAGACATTAGATAGATATGAGAATCTACATGTTAAAATCAGTCAAGTCAAAAAAGAGTTAGAGATGGAAAACGAAAAGGTAGAGAAAGACATCCTAAAAGAATTAAAAGAAATGCGCCAAGACCAGGAAAAGCAACACAATGCGATGCTTTCCCGTATTGGTGATTTAGAAAATTGGAAGTGGAAAGTCGTTGGACTTGCCGCAGGCATTGCTTTTATCTTCAGTAACTTCTCAACACTAACCAAAATGCTTGGTGGTTAACTCTTGACATTTAATTAAGTCTATTGTATAGTTGTGTAATCTCTATACAATGGACAAACTATGAGTTTATATGTTGATATCAAATACCTAAACGAAATCTCTTTTCGCCTACAGAAGTTTGCGAAGAAAGATTCGTATCTATTCAATTTCCGTTGCCCATATTGCGGAGATAGTTCCAAAAGTAAAAATAAAGCGAGAGGTTATGTTTACAAAGTAAAAGGCACAATGCTTTTTAAATGTCATAACTGCGGTAAAGGAACATCGTTTGGGGCGCTTTTAAAATACCTAGACACAGAGAAGTATAAACAATACATCATGGAGCGTTTCACCAACGGAGAAACGAAGAGAACAATGCATGATGAACCTGTATTTGATATACCGAAGTATGAACCAAAGAAGACTTTCGCAGGTCTAAAAAGTATTGCCGCACTTAGAGATGACCATCCTGCTAAACAGTATGTAGTCAATAGGCAGATTCCTGAAGAGTATCATACCAAACTCTTCTTTGCACCAAAATTCTTTTCTTGGTGTAACACACAGATTCCAAATAAGTTTCCAGAAATCAAGGAAGAACATCCTCGATTGATTATTCCTTTTTATGATGATGAAGGTCAAATCTTTGCGTTTCAGGGAAGAGCATTTGGTAACGAGATACCTAAATATATCACACTTAAACTTGATACGACAAGAGATAAAGTTTATGGTTTAGATACTGTCGATTTTACAAAAACAGTATTTGTTGTTGAAGGACCAATCGATTCGATGTTTCTAAATAATTCGATAGCGATGGCAGGCGCAGATATGTCACCTAGTGTGAATGCTGACTATATTTTTGTTTACGATAATGAACCACGCAACAAAGAAATTGTTCGTAGCATGGAGAAAGTTATAGATGAAGGTTATGCAATATGCGTTTGGCCAGAAACGGTTGAACAAAAAGATATTAATGATATGATTCTTAGTGGTAAAACAAAACAACAAATCGCAAATCTAATTCTTGAAAACTCTTATAAAGATTTAGAAGCAAAAATGAAAATCTCAAGTTGGAAAAGATGACAAAGAACATTTACGAACTGATGGATATTTGTAGAGAATTAACAAAGAGTATTCGCCATTCTGAAGGCAGTCTCTTTGACCATCTGTTTGCATGTTGGAAGTTAGCAATGCGAAAAGGTTATTCCGATGATATTTGTGTTGCTTTATTACTTCATTCAATATATGGAACTGCTTCATTTAAAATTGATAGTTTAGAGAGCAGAGAAACAATAAAAGAATATGTGGGTGAAGATATTGAAAACCTCATATTTCAATTTTGTAATTTACCTAATAGAGCAGAGATGTTGTTAGAATACTCTTGGCCAGATGAAGAGTTGAGATATAAACTTGCTCAAATGGATTATATTAATATTCTTGAGCAAAAAAATAGATTCCCTGTAGAGATGCAGGATGAAATAAAAAATGTAATTGAACTATATGAAAGGTTTTTAAATGAGCGTAAAGTTAATTAGTTATACACAACCAGCGCCAGACTTTAATGAAAAGATTGAAGACGCACAAGACTTAGTTGCGTATTGCGCTAGAGTATCAAATCCAAGCAATCAATTAAACACAGAGAGTGCAGACAAGTTAATCGCTTATCTTATTAAGTGGAAACATTGGTCACCGTTTGAAATGGTTAGTGCGTGTATAGAGATTGATACGACAAGAGATATTGCAAGACAAATTCTACGCCATCGTTCTTTTTCTTTTCAAGAATTTTCACAGCGTTATGCTGACCCCACAAAAGATTTAAATTTTGTTGTTCGTGAAGCAAGACTTCAAGATGAAAAAAATAGACAAAATAGTATTGAGACTGAAGATAAAATGCTTCAAATCGAATGGGAACGAGCGCAACAAAGAGTAATTTATGCGGCCAAGAGAGAGTATGAATGGGCGATTGAGAATGGTATTGCAAAAGAACAGGCGAGAGCAGTTTTACCTGAGGGACTAACTCAATCTCGCATATATATGAATGGAACTATCCGCTCATGGGTTCATTTTATTGAAACCCGAACTCACATCTCTACACAGAAAGAGCATAGACAAATCGCTAATGAGTGTGCATTTGCTATTGCTAAAATTTTCCCTTTGATTCAAAATTTCAATTGGGAACAAAAGTCGAATCCTTGAAAAAACAGGATTTATACATATCAAACAAAGATAATAATGGAGTAAAAATTGTTCATCGAAACCGTCTTATGGACACTTAGTTTTGTCCCAATTTGGGTAATTCATGCAACACTTTTTGCTGGTGTTGGTTTGTTTGTAATCACTACTATTGCATCACACATCCCATTCATAAAAACTTATGCGATGATTTTGAGATTAATTTCAATCATTGCTATCGTCATTGGAATTTACTTAGAGGGAGCATTAGGTTTTATTCAACAGCATAAAAAAGCAATGGATGAATTGAATGCGAAAATCAAAGTGGCAGAGCAACAAGCAGACGATGCCAACAAAAAAATTAAAACAAAAATTGTAGAAACTGTAAAAATTATCAAGGACACAACAAATGCAAATGTTCAAGCGATTCGTGAATATGGTAGCGATAACTGCAAGTTGTCTAATGTTGGCATCGTGCTCCATGATGTTGCCAGCCAAAATCAAGTTCCCCCAAGTACCATCGGAACTATTAGAGGAACCTCCGATGTTGAAACCAATAAACTCATCGAAACAGCAATCGAAAACTACGGAACCTGCTACGAAATGAGAGAAAAACTCAGAGCGTGGCAAGACTGGTATAAAACTCAAAAAGATATTTACGAATCTGTAAAGTAATTATATAATTAGTCTTTGGTCTTAACAACAATAAAAAATTAGGTAAATAATATGGAAGAACATCTTGGCATAAGAATTGATTTGGGTCGTGATAAACTTTTTGATGAACTAGGCATCAAGAGATTAAAAGAGAGTTACATGAGAGAGGATGAGATTAGTCCTCAAGAAAGGTTTGCGTATGTATCAAAAGCGTTTGGGTCTAATGCAGAGCATTCACAGAGACTATACGAGTATTCTTCTAAACATTGGTTATCTTATTCTACTCCCATTCTTTCTTTTGGGCGTTCTAAGCGTGGCCTTCCTATATCATGCTTCTTACCTTATCTCTCAGATAGTGCAGAAGGTCTTGTCGATACTCTATCGGAAGTAAATTGGCTATCAATGTTAGGAGGCGGTGTTGGAATCGGTATTGGTATTCGTAGTGCTGATGACAAAAGTGTTGGGGTTATGCCTCATCTACGCACTTATGACGCTTCTTCTCTCGCTTACAGGCAGGGCAGGACTCGCAGAGGTTCTTACGCCGCTTATCTTGATATTTCCCATCCTGATATTATGCTTTTTTTAGAGATTCGCAAACCAACAGGCGACCAAAATATGCGTTGCTTGAATTTGCATCACGGCATTAATATTACAGATGACTTCATGCAAATTATTGAGAAGTGTATGTTGGATAAAGATGCAGATGATTCGTGGCATCTCAGAGACCCACACAATGGCGACATAAGAGAAACAGTATCAGCAAGAGAGTTGTGGCAACGAATTCTTGAAACAAGAATGTTGACAGGTGAACCATATATCCATTTCATCGACACATCAAATAAAATGATGCCTGAGTTTCAAAAGAAACTAGGTCTATCAATTAAACAATCAAATCTTTGCTCAGAGATTATTCTACCGACAGATAAAGAAAGAACCGCAGTATGTTGTTTATCATCATTGAATTTGGAATACTATGATGATTGGAAAAACGATACTATTTTCCTTCGTGATGTTGCAGAAATGCTTGACAATGTTCTTCAGCATTTTATTGATAATGCACCTGCCCCCATTGAAAGAGCAAAATACTCAGCAATGCGAGAAAGAAGTATCGGCATCGGTGCGTTGGGTTTTCATGCCTACTTGCAAAAAAATAATATCCCTTGGGAATCAGCAATGGCCACGGGCGCAAACATAAAGATGTTCAAACACATTAGAGCATATCTAGACCAAGCAAACATATATCTAGGTAAAGAAAGAGGCGAGGCACCTGATGCAAAAGGAACAGGTCAAAGATTTTCACATATGATGGCCATTGCACCAAACGCATCATCTTCAATTTTAATGGGTAACACAAGTCCTAGCATCGAACCTTTCAGAGCAAATGCATATAGACAAGATACATTAAGTGGTTCTTTTTTAAACAAAAATAAACATTTGGATAAAATTATCAAGGAGAAGTGTGATGCCGATTCAAAACTCGACTATCAAGAAGTCTGGTCAAGTATCATTGCCAATGACGGAAGCGTCCAGCACCTTGAATTTTTGGATGAGTGGACAAAAGATGTTTACAAGACAAGTATGGAAATTGACCAGCGATGGATTGTGGACCATGCAGCTCACAGACAAGGTTACATTGACCAAGCGCAGTCGCTAAATCTCTTCTTTAGACCAGATGCCCATATAAAATATTTACACGCAATTCATTTCTTAGCGTGGAAGCAAGGATTAAAAACTCTATACTATTGCCGTAGTGAGAAGTTGGCGAAGGCAGACAAAGTATCAAAACGAATTGAAAGAGAAGTTATTAAAGAATTAGATTTGAAATCTATTGCAGAAGGAGATACTTGCCTAGCATGTGAAGGATAATATGATTAGTGATAGAGAATATGAAGAGTTGTATAAGTGGACAGAAAATTACATCGATAAAAATTGTATCATAAGAAAAAAGTGGATGCCAGGTAAAGCACCTGGAACAATGTATTCTTGGATATTCTATTTACGAAATGGTTTGTTTAACCATGAGTTTTCTTCTGCGATTGCACAGATGTTTTTTTATAAAATCGAAAAAGAAATAGGGCATTTTGATTTTCAGATTTGTGGTTTAGAAACAGCATCTACACCAATGTTAGCTGCTATACCTTTAGTTGGTCGTATATTTGGTTTAGATATTAATGCATTCTCTATTCGCAAACAGCGAAAAGAATATGGACTACTCAATTGGATTGAAGGTGTGCCAAATGATAAACCATGTTTGATATTAGATGACCTCTGTAATTCATCCGTGTCGATGAAGCAGTCTTACGATGTGTTGCAAGAAGAAAACCATTCTATTTTACCTTATTCTTTTTGTATAGTAAACAAAGTGAATAAACAAATACACGAAAAATCTAGAATAGAACACGATATGTATTTACCAAAAGACATGAAGGTATTATATCTTTATGATTTGGATAACTTTAACCTTTCAAATCCATCGCATTAATATGCGATTGATAATATAATACTGGAGATTGATATGAAGTTAGATATGCCACAAAAATGTGTGGGTGAATTCCCATCAGAGTTGAAAGAAAAGTTCTTATCAAGAATCAAACCAGAGCATTGGTTAGAGAATACTTCTAGAAATAAGATGGGAAATCTAGAACAAACACAATCAATCATGTTTAGATTTTTTTCAGATTATAAACATGCTATGAATGACGATTGGCAAGAACATATAATTGATTTTAAACTTTATGATGAATATAGAGACTTGATTGAAGAATCGAAAGAAGAATTAAGAAAACACTACAATTTCAAAAATTATATG